CATCCATTTTCAAATAGGGCTTGCCCCAGATGTTGATATGACTTTGTGGAAGAAAAATCAGACGCTGTACACTAGACTTGGTGATACCACCTGTCTCCAGTGCCGCAGTAGCCATTGCCTGTTTAACACCAGCCGCAGGAAAACAAAGTAAAGTGTCTCCCTTTTCCTGTGTGTAAACACTATCTTGAAACTCTTGCTCAGGATTGTGTTTGATTTCTTTCTTCTGTGCGGCAGTTTTCTTACCACCACCAATTAAAAGATCACGCTTTGACTTGGCAGACATCGAATTAAAGTACAATGGTGTTTGACCAATCATACGCAGTGTGATGCGACCTTGCTTCAGTGCGTGTATTTCTACGGTTTCATTACCAGTCTTTTTCGTTACAGTCATCTTCTTGTCCTTTCATTTCCAAAGATGATATCAATTTGTTCAAGTTGCTTTCAGCCTCAAGAACGCTGTTTACAAATTCATCCAAATTATTTGTATCTGATAAACAAATCTCAGGATGTTTCCATATTTCATCTATCAAATCTTTCAACTTCACTTGAATGCGTCTGTAATTATCTACCATAGTTAGTGACTCCAAACACAATGTCAACCATTAAATTACAAATAATGTCATTTATTTTCAATTATGACATTTCCATAGGCTTCTTTACCAGCTTGTTCAGCGTCATCAACTATGTTGGCTTTGTAGTTTAGCCATTGCATAATTTGTGATCTTGTCCATCGCTTTGGGCTTTTGAAGGCTGGCTCTGGGAACGTGCTATCGTTCTTTCTTATTTTGAACAAAGCAGTCCTAGACATGCCAAGCATCTCAGCCAAGTGATTTACGTCCAGTGTCTCTGGGGCTACATTCGGGTTTCTAGCTTTTTCCATTTTTCAAATTCCTCAATCAGGTTTGTGAATTTTTGTCTCGCCTCTGAGTTGTTGTTGAACTCAGACCTAGATTTTATGCCCAGCTTCTGCCTTAAAATGTTAGCCACTTCTTCTTCCCCACCTTCGACACCAAGGAAAAGTGCAAAATGATCGTTTCTGCAAAGCATCCCTGCGCTTGCAATCATCTTCTTAATTTCTCTTTGCTCATCGGGGATCTCTGGCTCGTCCTGATCGTTCAGCTTGACCATTGCCACCATGTAACGTGAGCCAACCCAATCGGTATGCAGACTAGGTGGACACTCGTTAGGATGCAGGGATAATCTTAGTGTTATCCCATTTTTGTCTTGCGACATTGATATTTTAACGGCTTCAAAATGAACAGCCGCATCTCTTACATTATCCATCATATTTACTGTTCCTTGGTCTGTTCATGATATCTACTCTCATTTGAACGCCCATAGTTTTTCCAAAGAAGTCACCACGCTTTTGATTTGCGTAGCTTCTGTCTGTTCTTTTGCCAACATTAGAGCCGCCATAAAGATGAAAGTTACGAACCTGTTCATTCATAGATTTCAAATGATGAGAAAATTCATCAACACTCATTTCACTCACAGACTTCATTGAACTTCTCCCAGTTAGATTTCGCCCATTTGATCGGGTCTATGCCCTGCAAATCCCACCATGTTCTTTCATCACCGTAATGATGCAATTTCATATGACAGGAGTGGCACAGAGGAACACACCAATTATCTCCCACTTTCATGCTCATGGCATTTGGCTCCGCGAACATGATATGATGTGCCTCTGCGCCATACCCACAAACCAAGCACGGACTCCCCCGCAAGGTTCGCAGATATCTACTTGAACGAACTCGTTTAGAACGGAATTTCATCATCAATGGGCTGTTGCCTTGGAGCGTAGCCACCAGACTGATTGCCCCTTTCTTCAAACTTTGACCCACGAAGAGAAAGGAATGTGTCTCCAGTCTTTTTGGCGACCTTCTTCCATCCAGCCAAATTTATTTTTGGCTTCTCTACGCCCCTCTCCATCTGATTGACTAAGTCATTTACAACTTCATCAGATAGTTCCAAGTTGCCTGTGTAGTCAGGCGAGTTCTGTTTTGTTTTTTTCTTGTTGGCAAACAAAACCCCTGATGGTGGATATTCACTCATGCCGCTTCTCCTTTTTTCAAGATTTCAGAGTGTTCAGTAAAGTTACCTAGAACTTTTTCATAAAGCTTCTTATTGCCTTTTTTCAGTATCTCCAGAGCCTCTTTGTTTTTGCCCCAGAAGGAACGCAATGTCTCAACATCTTGGCACTCAGGTATGAACGTATTGAATATTTCAGATATCAGATCATACCCTTTCGCCTCTTTCGGATCACCGTCAGCCGGATGTATAGACACCTCTGGCTCAGGCTCTTCAACGCCTTGAGGCAGATCTTCACCAGCATAGATGTAATGACCCAAACCATGCATCGCGCAACACTTAGCCAAGCATCTTTGCAAAGCCGTATTGACTTGGAAGCTATTTGGATTTTTTACAGATTGATTTTTGTAATCAAGAACAGGCATCAGTTCGCTTTGCTCTTCATCACCGATTATAACCGTCACCTCGACATAGGCGTAACCCTGATCATCTTTGGTGTAAGGCAATTCCGTATCCCAGATACGCTTTACATATCTAGCCTTGGGGTAGTTGTCTTTCACCTTTCCCCACGCCCAAGCCCAGCTTAGATATGTCAGGCCATTCTTTTCTTCAGTATGCTCTGACACATCAATTTTAGATAAGGTCTCCCAAGTACTGCTCATTCTATATCTCCTCTATACTGTGAGCAAAATGTGGCAACACCGCAGTAGTTGCCCTTGCATCGGACATATTCACCCTCACGGTGTTCTATCTCCAAATTAGTTTGATCTCCCATAAATTCTTGTGCGGCGATCTCGTTATCAAAAACTCTTTGCGCCCTCTTGTTGCCCTTCTTCTTTACAGCCCACGCTTCTCCACGCTTCCATCTGTCCTCATCACTGCACTCAGGAAGTTCTTCACCAAGATCAAACGCAATCTGTGCAGACTGGTGTAATGCCACTCTCTCGCTCACATAACGCTCTCTGTACTCTTTAGACCACAATGGTACGTCTATGGTCACTACAGGGGCTTGTGGGTAGTCTGGGCGGCGTTCAGCCTCTCTTCTGTTCCAGTCTCTCAGTATGGCAACGACCTGTATGGATTTGACAGGCAGATCTTTGTTCTTGTCGATCAGATACGCATAGCAGTTAAGCTGATACTCCCACTCCACTTTTCCGTGGATGACAGACCATACACTGGTAACTTTGTAGTCGGTTATGCTGATTGATTTGCCATCTTCTTTTTGATGGTCTATTGCCCCAGACAAAACCCACTTGTTTATCTTGTGGAACAGTCTCTCTTCTATGGTTACACCATCATCGGTGGCGGCACTCTCAAGAACATGATGAACGGCAGTGCCGAACAAAGGCCAAATCATATCACTGACATCCGTTGTCATCTCATCACGGTGGACATCACGCATAAGTTTTATGCGAGGGCTATCGATTATTGATGTCACTGAGATGTTTGCATCGCCTTTGGAATACTTGTCATTTCTGACAAAGTTGACAAAAGACTGCGGCAAGTCATAATTGTTCGTGATCTTCATATGTGTAATCTCCCAAGTACATATTGATAGATAGTATCATTGTTCATCAATGTCAATAGGTGTTTTTATATGACCACAAAAGTTCATCAATTCACGATTGAGGGAGAGCCAGCCAGCAAGGCAAACAGTAGAAAAATAGTAACAATCAGGGGGAGGCCAGTATCAATAAAATCCGACAAGGCTAGAAACTACACCGCCGCATTTGCACAACAGTGCAATAAGCTTGACGAGTTGTTTGAAGGTGACGTATCCGTAGAGATGTTAATTTACTATGCCACCAGAAGACCAGATTTGGATGAAAGTTTGATACTGGATTGTATGCAAGGTAATGTTTTTGTTAATGACAGACAGGTCAAGGAAAAGCATATATACTGGGGGCTTGACAAGGACAGACCCAGAACAGTCATCAGAGTGTCGCCTCTGGAGGCATGTTCTATCCCAAGCCATCTCAGATGCGTATCTGAATGACACAAAAAAGAGGCAATCCGTTGTTGAGTGGGATGCCTCTAATGATTTTAAGACTGTTTGTGATTTAGCTTTTGTAGAAGCCACAGAAATGAGGAAGTTCTTTAAGAAAATTTTATCGCTTCACAGCGAAGAGGCAAGGGGTGAGGGAAAAGACATAAAGCAGTTGTTGGATCAGTAGTATATTATAATCATAATATATTATAATCATATTATATTATAATATATACCACCAAACAGCATTGTTGACACGGCTCCACCAGATGAATATGGTCTATGTGTTCTTGGAGGAACCTAATCATGCAAATAGAAAATTCCCTTATTAGTACCGCGTATAAACTTGGCTCTGGGCAACACAGGGTTCAGTGTCCGTTATGTTCTTCATTACGAAAAAAGAAGGGCATGAGAGATCTATCAATAAATGTTGAGACTGATCACGTTTTGTATCATTGCCATCACTGTGAAGAGACAGGAAAAGTTGAATTAGAGAAGCCAGATAAAGAATTTAGGAGAAGGCAATTGAGAGTTGTGCCGAAAGAAAGTTACATGGAACTTTCTGCAAATTCAATAGATTGGCTGAAGTCTCGCGGCATTTCAAAAGAGACCGCACTGAAGTTAGAACTAAAAACATCCAACACATACATCCGGTCTGTTGATAAAGAAACAGAGTGCGTGGTGTTCCCTTATAAAAACCAAGGACAAGCTTACGCAGCGAAGATAAGAAGTTTGTGTGATAAAGGTTTTTCTTGCAGCGGCAGCCCACAATCATTTTTTAATATTGATAACGTGGAGGCCGAAGGCGATCTGATTATTTGCGAGGGCGAGATTGACGCTTGCTCATTCGTTGAGGCTGGATGGAAGTCGGTGGTCTCGGTTCCTAATGGCGCTGTTATGAAAGTTGTCGATAACGACATCAACCCGGAGGAAGATAACAAGTTTCGTTTTCTTTGGGCGGCAAAAGAAGAGATAGACAGAGCAAACAAAATAATAATTGCCACCGACTCAGACAGTGCTGGTCAGGCTATGGCAGAAGAAATAGCCAGACGCATAGGGCGTGACAGGTGCTGGAAGGTTGAGTACCCAGAAGATTGTAAGGACGCTAATGACGTTCTTGTCAAACATGGCAAGAAAAAACTCAACGACATCACTGCGTTTTGCAAGCCTTGGCCTGTCGCTGGGTTATATGATGCATCACATTTTTACAAAGAACTGGACGATATCTACGAAAATGGCATGGCAAAGGGTCTTGGAACAGGCTATCCAAACCTTGATGAACTCTACAGCATTGTGGAGGGGCAACTCACCGTTGTTACTGGGCATCCATCGTGCGGCAAGTCAGAACTGATTGACCAGTTGATGGTAAATCTAGCCTCTAGGCACGATTGGAAGTTTGGCATCTGCTCATTTGAGAACGAACCACGATTGCATATAGCAAAGCTGATATCGAAATATTTTGAAAAGCCATTTTTCGATGGCATGACACCCAGAATGACAAAAAGTGAATTGGAACGGGGTAAGTCATTTATCCAAAAACACTTCTCGTTTGTGTATCAGGCAGACGGTTCTATGGCTACAGTTGATGGTATCATCGAAAGATTAAAGATTGCAGTGATGCGAAACGGCATCAAAGGCGCGATCATCGATCCATACAATTACATAGCCAAAAACAGAGACGTGCCAGAAACAGATTGGATATCAGACATGCTGACCAAGCTGAGAATTTTTGCTCAGTCACATGGCATCCATTTGTGGTTTGTGGCGCATCCGACAAAAATGATGCGTGACGCAAATGGTAACGTACCTGCGCCAAAGGGATATGATATCTCTGGTAGTGCGGCATGGTTTGCGAAAGCTGATGTTGGTCTGACTGTGCATAGGCCAGACCCAGAGTGCAACGAAAGTGAGGTGCATATCTGGAAGTGCCGCTTTTCATGGGTGGGGCAACAGGGCAAGACAAGCCTGTATTTCAATCCTGTCACATCGACATACACGGCAGAACGTGACGACCCATTCGCTGATCTGACAGAACCAGAATACGAAACACCGTTCTGATGGACAGGCTGGGCAAAGAATTATTACAGGAAGCAATACAGACGATAGACGAGAGGGGCGAGAAGTATGGAACCCCTCTTGATAATTTTTCTAGGATTGCGAGACTGTGGAGCGTCATACTAGACACTGACATAACGCCATTACAGGCTGGGTTATGTATGGATGCTGTTAAAACGGCGAGGCTTTGCACCACGCCTGAGCATTGGGATAGTCTCGTTGATAAGGCAGGATACTCTGCCGTGATGGCAGAGATAGTTGGGGATCATCAAAAAATTGGAACCGATGAT